CTATAAGTCTGTGACGGCTTCGAGAGGCAAGGTAGTCAGAGCTGAACCTATCAGCGCATTACATGAGACAGGTAAGATTAAATTGGTAGGCAGGTTTGACGAGCTGGAGGATGAGCTGATGTCCTTTACCACCACCGGATACACAGGTGAGAAGTCCCCCAACCGGGCGGATTGGTTTGTATGGGCGTTTACAGAACTGTTCCCAGGCATTGCTAAACCCAGAAAAGAGAATAAACCCGTGGTAATTCCACCCGCACGAACGGCATTTAGTTATGGTTGAGACACCCGAAGAAAAACTAGCAAGGTTCAAGAAACAGGTCGAGGTCGATTATGACGCTACCGATGACCTGAGAGAGGCTTGCAATGAGGATATGCGCTTTTGTAATGTCATAGGCGGTATGTGGGAGGGCTGGCTTGAGCACACTCACGGCGAGAACGGTAATCGGGCACGGATGGAGTTTGACATTATCTCAGACTACAAATCTTCCTATGTCGGGGAATGGATGCTGAACCGGGCCAATGTGACGTATGAGCCTGGAGACGATAAGACCAGCGAGGACGATGCTGAACTGTTGAACGGGGTATATAGAGCAGACTTCAACGATAACGATGGCCAGATTTCCCAGGATAACGCCGTTGATGAGATGGCCGAGTGCGGTATAGGTGCGTTTAAGCTATCGACTAAGTTTGAGGATGAAGACGACCCAGAGAACGATAATCAAGATATTATCTTTTCCCCTGTCTATAACGCCTACTCTCATGTGATCTGGGAAGCGAACGCTAAACGTATTGATAAGGCAGATGCCAGGGTATGTACTGAGCTAACGACTTACACTAAAGATGCTTTCTCAGACACTTTCCCCGATGCTGAACCAATTAGTGCCTATGAACCCGACACAAGGTACAGGGGTTTCACGTGGAACACACCAGAGCTGATTACAGTGGCCTCCAGGTACGAGGTTAAGAAAGAAAAACTGACTGTCCATGTCTATGAGAATTTAGAGCTGGGTCAGGTACAGGCCTATGAAGCTAAGGATATTGATCTGATTAAGGATGAGTTAGCCGATGAGGGCTGGGAGTATGTCCGTGAACGAGTCTTGGAAAGGAATCGAGTCTATAAGTCAATATTCAATGGTTCTGCACTGATCGAGGACGAAAAGCTTATAGCAGGCCGGTTTATCCCGATTATTCCGATGTACGGCTATCGTAAGTTCATTGATGGGATTGAGCATGTCTTTGGTCTGGTCAGAAAGCTAAAAGATGCGAATAGATTAATCAACGCTAATATCTCCAGAATGGCGGAATCGGGTGCAAGTTCCGGTGATAGTGTTCCGATCTTCACTGAAAAGCAGATCACAGGTAAAGAGCACTTATGGGCTGACAGAACAACGGGGGCTTATCGAGTATTAAATGACCTGGAAGACGCGGAAGGCAACCCGATTCCAAGCCAGCCCATAGGATGGGATCAACCCAATCAGGTAGACCCAAACACTATTGCTACTACTGACCTAGTATCCAACTATGTGGATAAGCGTACCGGCCAGAACCGGGAGGACATAGCAGATCACAGAGGCTCTGAAGGGTCGCTGAGAGAGATTAAAAAGAAAATCAATCTCAATACCCAGATTCTTTCCGATAACATCATCACCGCGATTAAGCACAGTGGGAACGTGTATCGAGCTATTCTTGCAGATATTAATACCGGAGCCAGGACTAAGCGCACGTTAGCTGAAGACGGCACCGCGAGCATTGCTAAACTGAACAATCATATTATGGATGAGGAAACCGGCCAGTTTGTAGTAGGAAATGATCTGTCGAAGGGTAAATTCGCTGTGAATGTCAAGGTAGGCCCACAGTACGAGACCCAGAAAGAAGCCGCTATGGACACCATTGAGCGGATCATTGAGAAAGTGGCGCAAGTGGCCCCTGACTACATACCTCCTTTAATAGCTTCATGGGTGGCTAATATTGACGGCCCTGGACTTGACCCATTGAAGAAGTTTAACCGGAACAAACAACTATTGTCTGGTTTGATAGAGCCTGAAACCGACGAAGAGCAGGCCATGTTGCAGGCCGCAGGACAACAGACTAATCCACAAGATGAACTAGCCGCCGCCGCGACTGAGCAACAGAAGGCCGATGCCAAGAATCTAGCAGCGTCCGCCGAAAACAAGCAAGCTGATACTAAGAAGAAAGAGGCAGAGACTGAGGAAATACTGGCAGGACTACCCGGTAAAAGACTTGAACAGGTAGATAAGGTCGTCGATATTAGCCAGAAACGTGCACAAAATATGATGCAGCGGTTTGCAAATTGAATATTATGTTAAATAGGACTATTATGTTAAATAAGGCTAGGGGTAGCTCCCTGATGCCCAGTACCGTAGCCGGTGCGAACGTACGCGACGAATCGCGATGCCATTAAGGCTTACTCCACCATATGAGGATAAACCATGAGCGAACAGGCAGAAATAAACCAAGAGGATGACGATCAGATTGAGTTGGAAGTTGATACTGAAGACGAAACTGAACTTGAGACCGAAGCGGAAACAGAGGCGGAGGCGGGAGCTGAAGCTGAAACCGATGAAGTTGAAATAGTCCTTGAGGGTGAGGAATCGCCTACCTCTACACCAACAGTCCCTGTAAGTGCTTTATACAAAGCCAGGGAACGACTCAGAGGTGTTAAAGCGGAAAAGAAGGATTCAGACTCAGAGCATGAGCAGAGGTTAAGGATGAAGGATGCTGAAATTGAGTTATTGCAAACTAAACTCAATCAAGGCAAGACTAAATCCAAGCCAAAGCTGGAAGACTTTGATACTGATGAAGCCTATGAAGCTGAACTTGGTGAGTATTACAAAGGAATAGCAAGGGCAGAGGCGAGAGCTGAAGTTCAGGCTACCTTTGAAACTCAAACCACGCAGACGACTCAGGCGCAGCAAGATCAGAAACTAGAGGCCAATGTGACCGAGCATTATCAACGATCATCAGGCTTAAATGTTACCGATTACGATGCGACAGAGGAACGCGCTATCGAAGTGCTGGGCTTAGATGTTGCCAAGCACATAATGGCGAACTCGGATAAATCCCATATATTGTTGTATCACTTTGGGAAGAACGAGGCGAAAGCGGCAGAGTTCAAACACAAGATTGAGTCAAACCCTATTAGCGGACTGATGGAACTAGGAGCCTATGCCAACAAACTGAAGGCAAAGGCTAAACGCTCAACAGCCCCTGACCCTGAGACTAAGGTTGAAGGCGGCGTTGGAGTTGGTAAAGACCAGCTTCGACATGCCAAGGGGGCTACGTTCACATAGGTGAAACATGGCTAACACATTTGAAAGTAACTTTACGCGAAAGGTCGCAATGAAGGTTATTGAACCTTTTGAAACCAATCGCGTACTCTCTAAAAACGTCGATACTCAGCTGGTAGCGGGTCAGTTTAATGCTGACTCCGGTACTCAGGTCGATGTAAAGCGCCCGACTGACCATACTGTAATCAGCACAGCAGACGGTGATATTTCCACCACTCGTTCTGATATCGTCACAGGTAAAGCGACTGCTACAGTTCAGAACTATATTACTGTTGCCGTTGACTACGATGAAGTTGATGAGTCCCTGAAGATGGGTTCTGATATGGATCGGTTCTGGGATGACATCTCTAATCGTATGGTTATCCAGCTAGAGAAGAACTTTGCGGCTTTTGCTGTGAAGAACACCGCTCTGTTGCAGGGTACATTAGGCCAGGGTGTTGACTCATGGGCTGAGGTTGCTAATGCAGGCGCATTAATGCAGTCTACAGGCGTCCCCATGAACAAGCGCTGGTGCTATTTCCTAAATCCTTACAGTCAGGTATCTTTGGCGACTGAGCAGAAGTCTTTGGGTGTTAACCCACAGGCTGGATCGGCTAATGAAAAAGCTACTGTCATGTCTGCCTTTGCAGGCTTTGACGTTAAGACCTGTACAACTTTGCCTTCCTACACCTTGCCAACTACTGGCGACTTGATTGGTGTTGTGGGGGGTACTCCTGTCGTAACTTATGCAGCGGCTAAAGACACCATGACCCAAAGTATTGATGTCACGGGTATTGGTACATTTACAGGTACTATCCCAGCCGGTGCCCAGGTACAGGTCACAGGCCGTAATCGTTTGAATCTGTCTACTCGCGAGCTTGTTCAGACCGCAGCGGGTGCGCCTGTTGTATGGACGGCCACTGTAACGGCGGATGCTTCGTTTACCTCTGGCGCGGGTACTCTGATCCTTACAGGCCCAGGCGTTTATGAGGCTTCAGGTGCTTATAACACTACAGACTCAGCTATTATCGCTACTGACGTTATTACCATCCTGGGTGCTGATGCGGGTATTTATCAGCCCAATCTGTTCTGGCATCCTGATGCATTTACTATTGCCTCAGTGCCTATTAAGAAACTGCACTCTACGGACACTTTGGTGACTACATCAGACGGTCTTCAGATGCGAGTTTCTAAGTTCTCAGATGGCGCGGCCAATAAGCAGACGGTACGTTTCGACTTACACCCTGCCTTTGGTGCGATTAATCCGTTCCTTGCTGGTCAAGGTTTCGGTACTGCCTAAACTAACCGAGGGGCTTCGGCCCCTCATTTGAGGATGATATGACGATCAAATGGGTTAAACCGAGCGGTCAAGAGATTGAAACGAACGACAAGGAAGAGACTATCGAATACTGTGAGAGTTTAGGCTGGGAGCGAGCAAAAAAGAAACCCGGTCCTAAGCCCAAGGTAAAGACCGATGACAGTCGGGACTAAAATAATTGAGGGGGCGCTAGAAGAAATTGGCGTCCACTCGGTGGTGTCTCCTGCCAATCCTGAGTCTATCCAGACAGTTAAGGACATGCTGAACGGTATGATTGCAGAATGGGAGGATGACGGCATATTAATGGGCTGTGTGCCTTTAAAAGAGCCTGGATCAGAACTATCTGAGCCTCTAGGCACTAAGAACGGCATACAGTTCAATCTGGCGATTATTGCGGCCCCAAAATTCCCAGGGGCCATTGTCTCTAATCTGCTAATAAAAAACGCGAATAAAACCTATAACAAGATAGAAAGACGGTGGAAAACCATCACCATTCCTAACGCTAAGGCCAGAGGGACCTTACCCAAAGGTCAGGGTAATTGGTACGATGATACCTATTTTGTAGAGGGTGAAGACATTGGCTGACATCGACCTTCCCACGGGCTTTGATGGAACGCTGGAGCTTCCACGAACTCGGCGGACGTTGGTTAATTGTTGGAACGCATTAGGTAAAACCATTTCCCGACCGGGAATAGATGAATTAAATAATACGGGAAAAGTAGCCAGAGGTAATTTTGTCTGGAATGATAATTTATATCAGGTTATCTCTAATGATCTGATTAGGATTGACAGTGTTGTAACCGGAGCTTATACGGTTGTAGGGACGATAGCGGGCTTTGAACCCATAGATACGGCGATAGGATTTAATCATGCGGTGATTATTGTTAAAGGTGGGCTTGGATACACCTTTGATAAAACCGAGACTTTAACCCAGATCACCAGCCCGCAATTTGTGGCCTCTAATTCAGTCGATCATATTAATGGCCGATTTGTTTATATTCCCTCTAACGGTGATCCGGCGTTTTACTCCGATGTGGGGGCTGGGGGAACCATTCAAACTGCTAGTTTCTTTGATGCTGAAGAACTCCCTGATAGAAACGAAGTCACGTTTAACTTCAGAAATACCTTATATATTGGAGGAACAGACTCCTTTGAATTATTCCTGAACCCACCAGGGGCTACGGATTCTCTTGCGTTTCAACGATTACAGAATGGACGTATTCCCAATGGATACATAGGCGGAATATTAGAATACAACGATACCTTTTTATTTGTAGGTCGGGAAAAGGATCAAGACTTTGGTATTTACCGCATTGACCAGGGGTCAGCGCCTAAAATCTCTAATGAAGCCATAGATACGATTCTATCGACTTATACTATTGATCAGTTGAAAGAGTGTGTCAGTGCCAGGTTTAAGTGGCACGGTTATGATATTGCCACGTTTACGTTTGTAAATCATGCCTTTGGCTATTTAGGTGGATATTGGTTTGAGCTTAAAGACGGCAACGGCGATCCCTGGGAAGGGGGTTATATTACTCAATTCAACGGCAAGTATTACACCGCTTACAGTGATAAGATTGGAGTACTCTCTGATATTTATAATGATTACGGGGTGAACTTCGAGCAAGGCATAGATATGGCTTTTGAGGCTCCAAATAATATTGACTTTACCCTGAAAAACGCCATTTTACACATGTCACAGGGTTATAATGACGCTGTAGGATCGGTATCGCTCAGACTGAGCCATGATAATGTTTTATACGGGCCTTACTTTTTCCGACCCACTGGAGCAAAAGGCCAGTATGCCAACCAGTTAAAATGGGATTACCCTGGAGGACTTGGATATTACAGAGGTTTTGTCGGGGTAAGCTTCAGAAGCACGGAAAACATTAATTTTTCAGCAACTAAGGTGACGTTAAACGTATGATCACTGACCAACCTTTACACGGTGAGAAAATTATACAGGTGGATAGCGCCTCAAGACGTTTACAGGCGTATTTTGATGCGCTTACCGGGTATGTTAACAATGTAGACTTTCCCTATACTGTCGCGACAGTGCCGGATGCTACTTTGTTCCCAGGGCGGTCTATTTACGTCACAGATGCCGCCGCAGGTGCTACACGGGCATATAGTGATGGTACGGTATGGCGCATTAACCAGACGACAGTTTTAACATAGGTGATATATGGGTAATTTTATCAGCGATACTTGGGATGACCTCACCGGACAAAGCGCAGCCGATACTATCGCAGGCTCGACCTCTGAAAGTTTGGCTTTTCAGCGACAAGGTCTTGACGAGTTAATTAGACAGTTCGATATCTCCCAGGAGAATCTACAGCCTTATTTGGATGTCGGGACCGGCGCTATATCGAATTTGCAGGAAGGCTCCACTATGGGGGGTCTGGATAATATTCTGGCCCGAATCATGGGGTCAGATACTTTCGGGACTTTACGAGATGAACGAGAGCGCAGCGTAACCGGATTATTGGGTGCTGGAGGTCTTACACGTTCAGGCGCGGGTATGGAGGAAATCGCAGACGTTCCCACAG